TAAACCTAAAAAAAGGTATAGAGGACAAGGAAGATAAGAAAGGAGACCTTAGGGTCTCTTTTTTTGCGTAAAAAAGCACATAAATAACTTATATTTACTAAGTATTCATGCCTGTTGAAAGGATTAGTAAGGGATTTAAGGACATTAGCATGTCTTTTGAGGTAAATCCTATCACTAATGACCTAATTGGTGTCAAAAATGACACTGCTATTTCACGTTCGATTAGAAATTTAGTACTTACTACTCCTGGAGAAAGGTTCTTTAATGAAGAACTAGGGTCGGGAGTCAGTGAATTGCTTTTTGATAACATAGATGACATTTCTGCTGCTATTATTAGAGATGAAATTGAACAAACTATCATTAGATTTGAACCTAGAGTTAAATTACAGGATGTAAAAGTGGAAGGTGACTATGATAACAATGAATTTAATGTAACTATTAAATACGACATTATAGGAATGGAAGCTCTTCCTCAACAATTAAACTTTGCACTACAGTCAACAAGATAAATGGCATTAGTAAACTTTACAGATCTTGATTTCGATCAAATAAAGACCTCACTTACTGATTATTTGAGGGAAAATTCTGATTTTACTGATTATGATTTTGAAGGATCTAATCTTTCTAACATAATTGATGTATTAGCATACAATACTTACATCTCCTCATACAATGCTAACATGATTAGCAATGAGGTTTTCATAGATAGTGCTACTTTAAGGGAAAATGTAGTAGCATTAGCAAGAAATATTGGTTATACACCTAGATCTAGGACTTCTTCTAAGGCAATAATTTCATTTTTTGTAAATACAACTGGATTTACCACTAAACCTGTCACTCTGACCCTTAAAAAGGGTATTGTGACCACTTCCGCATCAGTATTTGGGTCAGAAAGTTACTCATTTTGTATCCCAAGTGACATAACAGTGCCTGTAGTTGATGGAATTGCTACTTTTAGCAATGTTACCATCTATGAAGGAACATTTTTAAACTCAAATTTCACTGTTACAGCAAATCTTCCTGCTCCTCCAACAAGATATATCTTAGAAAACTCAAATATTGATACTTCTACCTTAGAAGTTAGTGTAAGAGACACTGAATCAAGCACTTCTTCTAGAAAATACGTATTTTCTGATACTTTAATAGAAGTTACCTCTTCTTCTAGGGTATATTTCCTTCAAGAAATTGAAGATCAGAGATATGAGCTCATTTTTGGTGATGGAGTCTTTGGTGAAAAGTTAAAAGCACTGAATTATATTGAAGTTTCCTATATTACTAGTAGTGGAGATGCTGCAAATGGCATTTCTTCCTTCAATTTCAATGGAAGATTGGTAGATAACAATAATAACCTTATTAGTACAGGAATTTCTATACTTTCTACTGTAAGTGAGTCTGTTGGGGGTAAAGAAATTGAATCAGTAGACTCAATTAAGCGTTATGCACCTAAAGTTTACTCTACTTACAATAGAGCAGTCACTGCAGGTGATTATGAAGCATTAGTTCCTAAAATTTACCCAGAAACTGAGTCTGTTTCAGTTTTTGGAGGTGAAGAATTGGTTCCTCCTCAATATGGAAAGGTTTTTATCACTATAAAACCATTTTATGGTCCATTTGTTCCAGATTCCATCAAAAATAACCTTAATGAACTCTTGAGAAAGTATTCTGTTGCTGGAATTGTTACTGAAATCTTAGATTTGAAATATTTGTATATTGAAGCTCATATTAATGCATATTATAACACTAGTTTAGCTGCAAATTCAGATGCAGTCAAAGCTGTAATATCAAATAACATTACAACTTATTCTGATTCAACAGAGATGAATAAATATGGTGCGAAATTTAAATATAGTAAATTTCAGGCTGTTGTAGATAATAGTAATGATTCAATAACTTCAAATATCACTAAAGTTGAAATTAGAAGGGATTTAAAACCTTTATTAAATCAACATGCAGAATATGAACTTTGTTTTGGTAATTCTTTTTATATAAAGAATACTAATGGTTATAATATTAAATCTTCAGGGTTTAATATATTTGGTGTAGCAGATACTGTTTATTTAAGTGATATTCCAGAATCTAATAGAAAAATGGGTAAATTATTTTTATTCACATTGAAGGGAAGGACTAATCCTACAATTATTGCTAATAATGTAGGAAGTGTTGATTATGGTAAGGGGGAAATCTTAATTAAACCTATTAATATAGTAGGAACATCTAAAAATATTCAAGATATTCCAATAATAGAAATTTCAGCATGTCCTAGATCTAATGATGTTATTGGATTGCAGGATTTATATCTACAACTAGATATTAATAATAGTACTATAGATATGGTTGCTGATAATATTAGTTCTGGTGATAATACCTCAGGAACTCTTTATACAGCTACTTCAAGTTATATGGTTGGTGATATAGCAAGATTGACTGAAAATGAAAGGGCAAATACTTCCCTTCTATCCTCAGATACATATGTATTAGGATCTTCTAATATGCCACAGGCCGCCCCTCAGTACTAATATCAATGCCAGAAAATACAAGAGTCAAGATTAGTTCAGTTGTTAAAAATCAACTGCCAGATTTCGTAAGAGCAGATTTTCCTCTTGCTGGTGAATTTTTAGCGCAATATTATACTGCTCTGGAAGGTCAAGGGTCTACATTAGATGTTTTACAAAATATTGACAAATATATTAAAGTTGATGAATTAGCAGACTTAATAGAGTCTACAAGTTTATCATCTAACGTAGGGATTTCTGATAATACTATATCTGTAGAATCTACTACTGGATTTCCTGATACTTATGGATTAATCGAAATAAATTCTGAAATTATCACATATACAGGAATTACGACAAATTCCTTTACAGGGTGTGCTAGGGGATTTAGTGGAATTACTACGTATAAGAGTCCATCTAAAACAGATGAGCTTCTTTTTTCTCAATCAGGAATTTCTACTCATTCATCTGGTACAGTAGTTAATAATTTAAGTATTAGATTTTTACAAGAATTTTATAAGAAAGTAAAATCTCAAATTGCTCCAGGATTTGAAGAAAGAGAATTAAATTCCGATATTAATAAAAGATTATTTATTAAACAATCAAAAGATTTTTATTCATCTAAAGGAACTGATCAGTCCTTTGAAATTTTATTTAGAGCTTTATATGGAGAAGATGTTGAAGTAATAAAACCACGTGATTTTCTTTTTATTCCTTCAGATGCTAATTATAAAGTTTCTAAGCAAATTGTAGTAGAATCTCTTGATGGAGATCCTTCTGATTTAGTTAATAGAAACTTATTTCAAGATAATGTTTATGGATTACCTAAAGCTAATGGATCTATTAGTGATGTAGAAAAGATAGTACGAGGTGAAAATACATATTATAGATTAAGTTTAGATTATAATAAAAAAGATGATAGGTTAAGTGGAGAATTTTCAATACATCCCAATACTAAATTAGTAGATTCTGTTTCTGTTGGTTCTACTGTTTTATCTGTAGATTCTACAGTTGGATTTGGAACCACTGGAACCTTAATTGCTAGTTATGATGATGGAACCTTTAATACTATAAAATATGATTCTAAATCTTTAACTCAATTTTTTGGATGTAGTGGAGTAGATAAATCTCTTTCTCCCACTCAAGATTTAAGATTAGATGCTTTTGCTTATGGATATTCTGGTGTAGGAACTGCTAATGTAGTAAAAGTTAGAGTAACTGGAGTTTTAGCAGATTTAAACTGTGAATATGAATCTACTTATTATAATGAACCTGGTAGTATTATTGAACCTAAAGGTTTAGGTTCTATTTCTGATAGTAAAGTAACCGATAATTTATTTACTAATATTTCTGTTACCTATAACGTAGAATCTATAGAACTAGTTGACTCTTCAAACTTTACTTACAAATTAAATTTAGATAATGATCATAATTTTATTGTAGGAGATAATGCTCTTATTAATAGCGTTGCATGTGATATTATTTCTCTTATTAGTTCTAAGGAAATTTTAATTAAAGGATCTGGTGAATTAAATCCCAATGTAAATTATAGAATTCAAAGATTATTATCTAAAACTAATTTAAGCAATTATTCAGAAGCTAATATTTACACTACTAATATACAAAATTCATACTTAGATGATGAAGATGTATATCTCACCTCTCCATCTCTTCCAAGTTATTTTAAAGATGCTTTAGATATTCGTGATACTTCTCTTTCTTTTAGTGGTACATTTGAAGAAAGCACAGAAATAACAATTAATAAACATGGATTATTAACTGGAGAAAGAATAATTTATGTTCCTGGCGAAGGTGATAATAAATTAGATATTGTTGCTGGAGAATATTTTATCCAAAAAATTGATATAGATACTTTTAAAATTTCTAAGAGTGCTGCTAATATTTCTAATGAAATATATGTTTCTTTTTCTGGAACTGTAACTAACAATAAGTTTGAACTTTCTCCTTTTAGTGGAAAAACAATAACATCTCAAAAATTAATAAGAAGGATTAAAAAACCTGTTTCTACTTTTTCTAATAAATTAACACCAGTGGGAAAAACTGGTATTTTGATAAATGGAGTTGAAATACTCAATTATAAGTCAAATGATGTTGTTCATTATGGACCTATTGAAGAAATTTCAGTTACTAGTGGTGGTGATGATTATGATGTAGTAAATCCTCCTATTTTGTCTATTACAGATTCTACTGGAGTAGGTGTATCTGCATATTGTGAAGTTCAAGGTTCTGTAGAAAGAATTGATATTGTAGATAAAGGATTTGATTATATTACAACTCCTACTATAAAAATAACAGGAGGAAATGGAAAGGGATGTAGAGCTTATCCAAATTTGATTTTGAGTAATCATTCTTTAACATTTGATTCTACATCTACTGGTGGATATGTTAATCTCACTAATAATACAATAGGATTTTCAACTTATCATAAATTTAGAGATGGGGAACTTGTAACTTATATTACAGATACTCAAACTGCTATAGCAGGTTTAACTACTAATGCAGCTTACTATTGCTGTATTAAGGATGCAACTACTGTCTCATTGCATAATAAGCGTACAGAAGCAATTGCAGGAGTTTCTTCTATATCACTTACTGCTTATGGTGCAGGTATTCAAGAATTAAAATGTGCTAATCAAAAAAGAATATTAAATTCTATAAGTATTGGAAGTTCTGGTTCTGGATATACTAATAGATTGACTTCTGTTAATTCTTCTGGAATTAATACTGCTACTAATATAATTAATATCCCTAATCATGGATATAAAAGTGGAGAATTAATAAGATATGATAATAAGTCTACTCCTATTATTGGACTTACTACTTTAACAAATTATTATGTAACAGAAGTAGATGGAGGGTCATTTAAATTATCCTCTGTGGGAGTAGGATCTACTCCAGCTAATTTCTATATGAAAAATAAGGAATATGTAAATTTACTTTCTGGTGGTTCTGGAATACATGAATTTAATTATCCTCCTATTGAAGTATCAGTAGTTGGAAATATAGGTGTTTCAACTCTTTCTGGGCAGAATTTTGATGCATCAGTAAGACCTATAGTAAGAGGATCTATTGAATCTGTATACATTGCTGAAGGTGGAGTTGGTTATGGATCTTCCGATATAATCAATTATAATAGACAACCTACGTTTGAATTAAAGAATGGTAAAAATGCTCAATTAATTCCAATAATAAGTGTTGAAGGTAAATTAACTGAAGTTATAGTATTAAACTCAGGAGTGGAATATAATTCTCCTCCAAATTTAAAAGTAGAAGGTACTGGTCAAGGAACTAAAATTATTCCTATTTTAAAAGAAGGAAAAATAGAATCAGTTAAAATAATTAATGCTGGTATAGGTCATACATCATCAGATGCTACTATAAAAGTAACATCTAATGGAAATAGTGCTAGTTTTTATTCTAGTCCCAAATCTTGGACTATTAATAATGTTGAAAGATTAGTTCAAAATGATCAAATTACAACTGATGATGGAATTGTTAGTACAGGATTGAATCCAGAATATGGACTTCAATATTCTCATTTATATTCTCCTAGAAAATTAAGACAATCTTCTTATGTAAAGAAAGCTATAGGTGATAAAGAAGTTTTTGTTCCTGATTTATCTTTAGAAAATGATATTGAGAAAGATTCTGTTATTCATTCTCCTATTATTGGATGGTCTTATGATGGTTGTCCAATTTATGGTCCTTATGGATATACTAATGCTTCTGGAGGACCAATTAAGATTCTAGAATCTGGTTATTCTCCTTCTATATCTTCAATTAGACCAAATCCTCTCACTTCTAATGGTGATATGATTTATTCTGAAGGATTTTTTGTGGAAGATTATTCATATTCAGATGATAAAGATTTAGATGAACATAATGGTAGATTCTGTAAAACTCCAGAATATCCTAATGGAATTTATGCTTATTTTTCTTTAATTAATCCCAATTTTAGAGATTCTGAAGGAGTATTTAAAAACTATAGAAAACCACAATTTCCTTATTTTATAGGTAATTCATTTAAACATGAACCTATAGAATATAATTTCGATTACAAATCAAATCAAGATTTAGTAGATTTAAATAAAACAAAATTAGTTAGAAATACTAGTCCATATAATTTCCTTTTGAAAGATAGTGCTTATGATTTCTTAGTAGATCCTAGTGATATTCGTCAACAAAGAACTTATATTACATCTACTACTTCAGGTAATATAGAATCAGTTGGAATTATTACTGGAGGATCTGATTATAAAGTTAAGGATGAAATAGTATTTGAAGATGCAGGTTCTAGTGGTTATGGAGCTAAAGCTAGAGTTGATTTTATCAAAGGAAAAACTATAAGTAATATTAGTGTTGCTACAACTGAATTTTCAAATGTAGAATTTATATCACAAAGTAATTCTCAATTTGTAGGATATACAACTACACCTCATAATTTTTATCATAGCGAATCAATATATATTTCTGGGATAAGCACTAGTGGAATAAAAAATAATTCAGTAGTATCTGTTGGTGTACAGACTGGTACGTTTACATTGTTTGAGGAAGTAGGCACTTCTGCCGCTACTGGTATAATAACTTATTTCAGTTTAAATAGTAGTGGTTCTCTTGATATTAGATCTAATGATGTTTTAGGTATAGGAACTGAAAAAGTAAAAGTATTGAATGTAGATAGTAAAACATCTAGAATTAGAGTAATAAGAGAGTATGATTCAACTAGTGGAACTGCTCATACTGCAACTACTCAAGTTATTCAAAATCCTAGATCATTTTATTTTTATAATAATTCAAAGGTAGAAAAAGGATCACAAATTAATAAAGAATTGTATTTTAATCCATCAGAATCTATTGGATTGGGAACAATATCTGGAGTAGGAATTGGATCAACTCTTGTATTCTCTAATCCTGGAACTGGAATAAGCGAAATATTCATCCCAACTAAAGCACTTTATTTCCAAAATCATAGATTAAATACTGGAGATGCTTTAACTTATAGTACTAATGCAGGAGCTGCTGTATCAGTTTCTACTGATGGAGTTGATGGATTCGCTCTTACTCAGGGTCAAACAGTATATGCTGCTAAATTAACTAATGATTTAATAGGAATTTCTACAGCACAAGTTGGGTTGGGTTCCACTGGTTCTTTTGTGGGGATTAATAGTACCACTACAGTATCTACATTATATTTTATTGGAGTTGGTACTGGAATTTATCATAGTTTAAAAACTAATTATTCAAATACAATAACAGGATCATTGAGTAGATCAATGGTTACTGTATCTACTTCTTCTACTCATAGTCTTAAATCTGAAGATCAGGTTCTTTTAAATGTTTTACCAGGTATAACTACAACTATAAAAGTAGCATATAATGATTATAATAGAAGAATAGTGATTGATCCTAGAACTTTTGCTTCTGGTAACGTTAATATTGGTAATAATAGTATTACAATTTCTAGGCATGGATATAGTGATGGTCAAAAGATTATTCATACAGCGGATACTTCTTCTGGGGGGTTAGAAGATAATGGAATTTATTATGCATCTGTAGTAGATAAAAATACTATTAAATTGTCTAATACTTATTATGATGCTATAAATCTAGATCCTAAGGTAATTAATATTACTAGTGCTTCTGCTGGAACTATATCTCCAATTAATCCTCCTATACCTATAGAGAAAAATTTAAAAATATATTTTGATCTGTCAGATTCTTCATTAGCATTTATTAATAATGAAGTTTCATATAGTGCATTTGATTTTAATTTATATGAAGATCCAAATCTTAACAATATTTTTGTTACATCTGGTAAGACTGATGATTTCAATATTGTTAAATCTGGTAGAATTGGTATAGATGCTAGTGCTAATCTTACAGTTAAAAATGTTAAAGAAATTGATAAAACTTTATATTATAATTTAATACCAATAAACAAAGTTTTAAATACATCAGTTAAATTAGAAATTATAAGAGATACTGATAATATTGTTAATTTTAATTCTATAAATCTTTTTTCAAATCCTTTAACTGGATTGCAAAATATAGTAGGTTTAGGTTCTACTACATTCTCATTTATATCTCCTGTTTCTCCTCAAAAATTAGAATATACATCATCTGATGGAAATATTTCCTATTTTACTAATTCTAATATGGCTTCAGGTCCTATAGCAAAGATTAGTATTGAAAATGGTGGATTTCAATATAGAACTTTACCAGGAATTTCTACTATTATAACAGATAAGGGAAAAAATGCAGTTTTAGAAACAAAAGGAAGAAGTATAGGTAGAATAAGTAAAAATACTATTGAGGATATTGGGTTTGATTATCCTGTAGATAGAACTTTAAGACCTGAAGCTAATGTACCTCAATTAATAAAGGTAGATTTACTCACTTCCTTAGATTATATTGGAGTTAGCTCTGTAGGTAAAAATTACTTAGAATCTCCAGGTTTAGTTCTTTTAGATGGGTTGACTAATAAAGTTGTTGATGATGTTGAGTTGGATTATGAATTGGGAGATACTCAAGTTAGTATTTTAAGAAATACTAAAACTTTGAATAACGTTACTCCTAAGATAATTCCTATTAGCAATTCTAGTGGTTATACTATTAATAATATTGATTATGATAGTGGGGCAAAAAATGTAACTATAACTATTGGAGCAAGTTTTAGTGATGCTGCAGATTATCCATTTGAGGTGGGTAAGAAGGTGATGATTGAGGGTGTTAGTGTTGGAGTTGGAAGTACTGGAAAGGGATTTAATAGTGAAAATTATAATTATACTTTATTTGAAATTTTAGAGACTGATCCTAATATTGGAGGATCTCTAGGAACAGTAAGATATAGTTTATCTAATATTATTGGAGAGGGTGAAATTCCAGGAACATTTAAATCCAATATTTCATCAGCTAAAATTATAGCAGAAGAAGATTTCCCAATATTTGACCCTCATTTAAAAGTTGATGAATTTGAAAAAGGAGAAAATGGAATTTCTGGGGATAAAACTGGAACTATACAATCATGGAATAATAATTATGGTTTTATTAGAATATCTTCTACTCAAGATTTTGAAGTTGGTGATAATTTTATAGGTCAATCTTCAGGAACTAGAGGAACAATAACAGAAGTTCTTTTAGATAATTCTCTATATGAAATAGGATCTTCTTCTATTGTAGTTGAAGGATTCCAAAAAAATACTGGATTTTTAAATGATAATTTACAAAGAATTTTTGATAGTGATTATTATCAATATTTCTCATATTCTTTAAAATCTGAAGTTGAATTTGAAAAATGGAAAGAACCTGTATCTACCTTAAATCATACTGGAGGATTTAAAAAATTTAGTGATTTAGTTCTTAGAACTGAAAAAGATGTTGGCATATCTACTGTCCAGACAGAAACTACTTTTGAAGTAGTTAATGATCTAATTTCATTAATGGATTTGAATACTGTATTTGATTTTGATCTTGTTACTGAAAAAACATTGGAAATAGATTCATCTATTATTTCTGACGAAATAGTATTTGAATCTAGAATTTTACAAGATTATAATGAGTCTATAGGTAATAGGGTATTGACAGTTGATGATATTAGTGGAGATTTTAATAATAATGCTAGAACAGATGCATTTATGTCTGTTGATAGTTTTACCTTGGCAAGTGTAAGATATAGAAAATATCTTACATTCATTAGGGATAAGAGATTTACTAAAGAAAGACAAATACTTTTAGTATCTGCTCTTCATGATGATAGTGGTAATATCTTCTTAAACCAGTATGGTAGAGTTGAAACTAATACTGACCTTGGTGAATTTGGTGGGGATTTGGGTTCCTATGATATGGATATTGCTGGTGATGATGGAAGACTATTATTCTATCCTAAGAAGTTTAAGTATAATAATTATGATGTTTCAAATGTTGCTATTAACATTTCTGATAGTGTTGCTGGTGTAGGTTCTACTGGATTAGGTGGAATTGTTAATATTGTCAGTAGTACTACAACTATACCTTTAGGAATTACAACACAACATAG